CCCCCCAACATCCTTCTTCTTGCCTTCTTCGGACGCAAGAACTCCCATTTTCTTTTACGGTTAGGAGACAGCCTCACTTTCCGTACAGTTTTCGAGTTATTTCGCTTTCGACACCATTTTGGATACGATGGCACCTACTTGGAATTCTGCATATACCTACGGTCTCCGTAGGGTCGCAAAGCAGGCTATCAAGCTTTGCAAACCAGGAGCAGAAGTGATGACCACTGGCCTAAAGAGCATTGATCTTGCAATCCTACGTGTTGCGAGTCCATTTGTCAAGGATTTCTTCCTTTTGACTATTGTTGCTATGATATTGGACAAGTGGACCTACGGGTATTGGGGGCAGTCTCTGTGGCAAGCTGCACGCCTCTGCGCGCCACGGGGACTCTTTGGATGCAAGCGGTTGCAAATCGTAACTCCCCCTGAAGGGGAGTACTACGAAGCACAGCGGCAGTACGCCATGAAACGGTCCCTACACTTCGCGGTTCCGTGGTTGACGGTGAAAGTTGTTTTACAAGCTCTCGCCAGACGCTACGTGCTGCCAACCGGGATCACGTACTTGCCGGTCCTAATTTTCTTGTATTACCGCCACATGGTTCTGAATTTTATGCCAGTTCGTGTGGTCAAGGTGGACCAACCGCTTGAGATCAAGCCTCACCAGGTAAGGATCGTAGCCGGGCAATTCACAGCTAGGCTTGGTAATGATATTGTGGAGATCGACACACAGAAGCTCCACTTTGATTTCGTGCCAACTGCTGATCCTACAGTTTGCCGGATTACTACGTACAGGGCTGGTTGTCCTGACGTTTGCCCTACTAAGGGAATGATTCCGGAGGCTGGCATCCCTGGACAGCTGGTAGAGAAAGGCCAGATTCACCTTAATACCATTAAAATTTGGTATGAATGTCCTAAAGAGCAAAGGTGGAAAGTGTCGTGCATATTTGATTGTTGGAAATCTCCGCGCGGCCACTTTCTGACTGGCGTGCTGCACGGGTTAGCCCATATGATGCAGTACAAACTCGAAGACCTGGGTGTTGAGACAAATTTCTTGCACCCTGACAGTAACGGCGGAGTGCCCTTCAAGCTGCGTGATTACATCCTTTCCAGCAAACATCCAATTGAGTCGTGGAAAATTACCAATTTCGATGGCGAAGTCACGGCCAATGTGTTGGAAGATCACTGGGAACGCATGCAAAATGGCTCTTGGGAGCTCACAGCACGGGATATGGTTGTGGTGACGACTGATTTCAATCTTTCGTTAATGCACGTCAAGCAGCCACAGTTTAAACCGGCGAAGTCGTACAATCAGTGCGGCAAGCTCTATTCTGTGTGCAATGACCACCCAAACAAAACCGGCTTTTACCCAGCCAGGGTTGACAACAACCCTGAGCTTGCTAGGAGCAAAGGCCTTGTCAATACGAGCGCTTCGTCTTTTCCTGGAACATCAGGATCTGCCGCACGCACTATAGACAAGGAAGTGCTGTACGTTCATGCAGGCGGGCCAGAGAAAGCCAAGACCGAGTTCGCCAATTCGGGTTTTACACCCGCTTTGGTGTCTCAAGTCTTGCGTAAGCACGAAGGTGGAGACCCCCGCCCATTATACAGGCAGGGGATCCCCCCAGCTCTGGAACAATCCCAAGCGTGGAAAGACATCGTTGAGATGTGCGATGCGATTGACAACAGCGAGGAAACTCTTGCTGCTTTGAAGAAGCAAAGCGATACGCTTGGATACACTCTTACTGCTGAATGTGGGGGTCCGTCCGAGTTGGAGAAAGCCGCTAAGAATGGCGCTTTCGAAGCCTTTGTGCGTGAACAAATTAAAGCAAAACAACGGCAACCAAAAGCTGTATTACCGCCAATAGATGCGTGGCCTGAAACGGACATAGTTCGCAAGGCTCTCGTCAAGGCCGCCTACAAGAAGATCCGGGCCAGTAAACAACGCAACCATATGGACTCTAAAGCCATTTACGCGTTTATTTACGCCCGTCTCAACGACGCGTTTCCTGAATTCGACCCTACTGTGGAAGAATTCGAGGAAGAAATTCTCGAAGTTGAAGATGGCATAGGCAGAACCGTGTTTGGTGGTGAGAGTTGGGAACGGTATGTTGCGAATGACTTTATAAACCCACACTGCGGTGGGTGCGTGGCAGTTTCACATGTTGAAGGGTCACCTGTTGACAGTCATTTGCAGGCAGGCTTTGGTGATGTCAAGTCTTGTTTCTGGCAGCACTATAAAAAGAAGGAGACAACGCAATGCGTTTACGACGACGCGGAAGCTACTTTCAAAGAGCAGCCTCCGGGGTTGAAGGTACCATACAATGCCTGTCAAACTTGCGGCAATTGGGACTATCTCCGAGATATGTCTCTTGTCACTTGGAAGGGCAAGGACGGTATTCGCGTTTGTAAGTGCGGTGAGCCCGCACAGTGCGGTGAGCCCGCACAACTTTACGATTGCGAATCACACGTTGATGCACAGTCTGAACCAGTTGTTTCAGAACCTCTGGAACCGACTTCTGAGTCAGACAGCGCGCCTCCCCTGGAACCCATTCCTGAGTGTGCTCAGCTCCCCGTGTTAAATTTAATGTTGGGTAGCAAGAGAGACAAGAGCCGTGATGGTTCTGCTCGCAAGCGTCTCGTAAACAAACCACTGTCACCTAACGGTAGAGTAGTGCGCGCCGCGTGCACCACGCCGAAAACGTTCGACGAGTTAAAGGACGAGGTGGCAGCCCCTGGCTTAGGCTTGATGTTGCAGCAAGCAGTCGTTAGCGGTTGGATCGAGCGCGTCGTCACTGGCAAACGCACCCACTACAAGGCTACTATGCCGGAAAGTGGCGGTACTGCTGCCAGTTTTGAGGCGGCTGCGAAGATTAACCAATACGGGCAACTGGATTACCCAGAAAAGCCTGACTTTTCGACTGTTCAAGCGCTCACCCCAGAGGACAAGTTACATGTTCTAGAGGCTGAGCTGCGGCCTTTAATTGAGCTCCATGAGGGCTCAACCCACACTGTGCAAGAGTGGTGTGATGCAATCTCAGCAGTGGGCTACAAGCTTAGCCCCACAGGCAAAATTGATTACGCTATCTCTAACAGCAAGCTGTTTAGAGATTTTCTCAGTGCGGAGACGCAATATAAACCACAGTCAGACCCAGCGTTTGACCTGTTTGGAGACATAGGCAGACCGCCGATGCCTCCCCCTGGCAAGCGTCGGAATCACACATTGGTTGAGCCCGATGACCTTGCTGAGGCTTGGGGGCTCGTAGATGAGTTTGGCCGAGTTAAAGGCTCTTTGCCGCCACTCGGACCAGAATTCGAGCTTGCCTCTTTGTTGTCACAGCTAAAACGGAAGACACCCAGAACACGCGGGTACTCTATGGAGCATCTGCGCGAGTTCGCTAAAGGTCTTCCCATTCCGGCGTGTAACTGGGACCAGAAAGTGATCAGTTATATAACATCCATCAACCAGCGTATGGACGCTAAGAAATGTGCAGGCTGGAGCCGATTGACCGGTTCCCTCACCAATGGAGACTGGGTCAAGGAGCCCAACTGCTTGCGCGGAGGTTTGCTATCCGTGGCACTTATGATGCTCACTGACCATCGGACCATGGCCACTTGGACACCTAAGCAAATGTTTGAGGCGGGATTAATAGTCCCTGAAGAAGCCCAAATTAAAGATGAGGTGCACATGAACAAGAAGTTGGATAGTG